AAAGACTGCGACTGCAATTTCCTTTATTTTAGAAAAAACCACTTGAACATTTTCCCGAAATGTCTCAGAGTTTTGATAAGCAGCTACTAAAGCAATACCTATTCCAGCAATGGCGGCGACTACCAATCCTATCGGTGATACAATTGCTCCTACTGCAGCAGCTAATGCAGGCCATGCAGTGACGAGTCCACCAATGGCTGGCATTAATGCAGCAAATAAACCTACAAGAATACCTATAGTAGAAACTATCGCGACAATTGCTGCTGTTAATTCTACATTATTGCTTACCCATTCAGCTATTTTGGCAACAAACTCTGCAATGCCTGCTAATAAAGGTGCTAGAGTTTCTTTGATACTTCCCATTGCTTCTGCTAAACGATATGCAGGATCTGATTGCATTTTTTCAACATCAGTATTTAACTTTTGTTGCATTTCATCGGCTGTAGCCATGTGATTAACCATATTTAAAACGGAATTTACTACGTTTTCTCCCTGATCCTCAAACATCGTCCCGAATAAAAGTACACCTATTTCATTTCGTTTAGTCTGATCTTCAATCCCCGCTAAGTATTTAGTCAATTCTACGAAAGCAGCACTACCTTTTTCTCCACCACTTGCGATTGCCTGACCAAGTTCTTCTAATTTAGTAATAGATAATTCTGTTCCGTCAATTGCTTCTCGAGTTGCCTTATCAAGTCCTTGACCAAATTCAGCGGCTTTAATACGACCTTCCTTTAGACCATCGAGTAAATTGTCAATATTCCAAGTACCAGTATCAACACCTGCAGCCATGATTGCTTGAATTTCTGTAGCAGTAAATCCAGCTCTTGTTAACTGTGCGCCATACTCTGCAATAATGTCTAATTGTTCTGGAGGGAAACCAATACTTAACAATTGGTTTGTTAATGCTAATGCCTCTTGCTGAGAGATATTCATCTCTTTTCCGATTTCATATGATTCTTGAATTAACTCTTTAAAATCGATTTCTTTATAGGCCATTGCAATCATGGAAGCACTTTGAATAATTGCTTGATTAGTTTCCATTGATGCATCTTTATTAAGAGCTATTTGTCTTCGGACACCCTCGTATGCAGCCTCTTCATCACCTATTGCGGCTGTTGTTTCCATAATAGATTGGCGCACTGCTTTAGTATCTTCTTCATTGAGATTCATTGAGATTTCAATTTTCGTATTCAAGCTAGCAACATCTAATGCTTGATTTAAAACTCCTGCAATACCTCCGCCCGCCGCTAAACCTGCAACGACACCTGATAATTCTTGTCCAAAACCATTTACTGCATCCTCAGCTTGATTTGCTTCTTGAGTTATTCGCGCTAAGTCTTGTCTTACTTCATCGAGATTAGCCCCTTCGCTAGCACGTCTTAAAGCCTGTCTCATTTGGTCAATATCTGCACCTGCACCTAAAGCATGTTGCCCCATTAAACGTAAAGCACGATTCATTTCATCTGTAGAAGCTGAACCATCCCTAATAGCATTAGATAATCGTGTACCTAGCACATCAGCAAATTGATTAACATCGGTTCCAGTAGCTTGGAAAAATGCTGATAGTTCACCTGTAGCGCGAGCCAAACGATCTTGATTGGCTGCCGTTGCATCCATTTGATTTTGATAACGTTGTAATTGTGCTTCTGTTGTAGCTAACTCTCGCTGGAATGCTCTATATTGTTCTACTCCAATATCGCCACGTTGAAATTGTGCTTCAACCTGTGATTGAGCTTCTTTTAAAACATCTAATTTTTGGCTTGTGTTTTGTATTTGCTCTGCTAAAAGTTGTTGTTTTTGAGCAATCAATTCGGTATTACCAGGATCAAATTTCAAAGCTCGTTCAACTTCTCTTAATTCACTAGTAACTTTGCCACTTTCTTTATTTACATTTTTTAAAGCATCTGTTAGTCCTCTTGTATCACCGTCTAATTCAACTGTGATCCCTTTAATACGCCCATTTGTTTTGCCATAATTTTCTGCTTGTCTTCGTCGCTCATCGGAAA